AAGACAAGTACCTAGAAGAGACTACATTCACTAATAACTCTGCACCAACAGCTGAAGGTTCAGCTCTTGGAGAGAATGCATTAGCATTTACTGAAAAGACAGAGAACATTAGAAAGATTGGTTCATTCTTACCAGTGACTGAAGAGCTACTAGCTGATGTATCAGCAGTACAGGGTTATCTTGATTCAAGATTACAAACAATGGTTCAACTACAAGTGACCGACCAGATTCTTGCTGGTTCTGGTTCTGGTTCTAACTTAACTGGTCTATTGAATGTCTCTGGAATCAATACATTTGACTTCAGCTCATTCAGTGGAAACTTGAAGAGAATTGGACAAATATATGAAGCAATCACTGAAATTCAGAAAGATAGCTTCTTAAGCCCAGATGCAATAATTATGCACCCAAGTGACTTCTATCAAGTTGTGACAGAAGTAAATGCAGTGACAACAAGTGGTTCATTGAATCCGCTTTTCGTTGGAGCTGGACAATTTGGTGGAGCAGTTGGAAATACCCTTTGGGGATTACCAGTAGTTCTTGATACAACAAGACCAGCTGGAACTGCAATAGTTGGTGTATTCGGTGGCGGACAAGCATGTCATATTGTCGCAAGACAGGGTATGGAAGTTGCTATGTCTGATTCACATGATGAGAACTTTGTAAAAGATATTATGGTTATGAAAGCAACAGTCAGATTGGGATTCCCAGTTTATAGACCAACTGCATTCTGTTCCATAACAAACATCTAAGAGATTAGATTTGACTATTATGAGCCATCATTCGTATGGTGGCTCATTAGTCAGAGAGGAAAAAATGATTTTAAAAAAAGATATTTATATGAATGAAGCAGGAGAATGCAAAGAAACTACTGGCGGACTTCCAAAAGGTTGGGCAAAAGGTAAGCTCATTGGAAGAAAAGGTCAAGAAATGTCTGATGCAGAATACAAAGCATTAAACATGGTAGAGACAAAAGCAAAAGCTCCTAAAGAAAATAAAGGAAAGTAATACTCAATGGCGGTAGTAAATGGATATGCTACTTTAGCCGAGTTAAAAACTTATATTGGGTTTAGTGGTTCTGGTCAAGATACCAACTTAGAGAATGCTATTAATGGTGCTAGTAGGCAAATAGATGCGATAACTGGAAGATTCTTTTATCAGACAAGTTCTGAAGTTAAGACTTTTACTCCAGACAATGTTCTATTTCTACAAGTACCAGACATATCTAGCCCAAGTGGTTTGGTCGTAAAGCTAGATACAACTGATGATGGTTCTTATGACAAGACACTAACAATAAATACAGACTTTTATCTGAAGCCACTTGATGCGGGAAACCAAGTTGATGGAGAAGAGTTTGCTCCAATAACAGAAATAGCAATACTAGATACCAGAAGTTCTGAAAGATTCGACCCAACAATCGTAAAGAATGTTCAGATTACAGCTCAGTTTGGATATAGTGCAGTTCCAAAAGCTGTAAAACAAGCATGTCTGATACAAGCTCTCAGATTATTCAAAAGAAAAGATGCACCATTTAATATTTTAGGTAATGAACAAACTGGTCAAATAGAACTCTTTAACAAGTTTGACCCAGATGCTAGAGAACTCATAAAGGGTTATATAAAGAATAGACTCTAATGGCTTCAACTGATATTCAATTCAAAGTCACTGGAGTCGAGAGTTTAAGGAAAAGACTCAAAGCAAACAATTTATTAATGAAACCATTAAGAAACTACTTGAATGGAACTGGAAAGATAATAAAAGAAAAATCAAAACTTCATGCTCCAGTCGATACTGGTGCTCTTCAAAGAAGTATTAAATATACAAGAGTAAAAAATACTGGAAGAATACCAAACAAAGTATTAGTTTATGCATCAGCAAAACATTCATCATTCGTTCATGGAGACCCAAATAAAAAATTTAGAATGACAAAGCCATTCAATAGAACTAGACCCCACTTTCCACCAGTCAAAGCACTTACTGGTTGGGCAAAGCGACATGGTATGAATCCTTATGCAGTTGCTTATTCTATTGCCCAAAAAGGAACTCCTATTGTTCCATTCTTAAAAATGGGGTTTAGAGATTCTGCTCCAGAAAGAAAAGTATTACTATCATTAGCAACAAAACAAATTGAAAGACAATTTAAGAAAGGTAGGAAAGGAAAAATATAATGGCTAACTTATCTTCGATTAGGTCTGGTATAGCAACTAATTTAGAAAACATATCTTCATTAACAGTATTTGGATTTGTTCCAGATTCTATTGAGCCACCAACAGCAGTGGTAGGAGTCGTTGATACACTAGAGTATGATTCAACAATGGCTCGTGGTGCAGACACTTACAACATTCCAGTATTTCTATATGTAAGCAGAATTGATGCTCAAGATTCACAAGATACTTTAGATGCTTTTCTTGCATCATCTGGGTCAAGTTCAGTTAAAGCACAAGTAGAATCTGACATAACATTGGGCGGTCAAGCACAATCTGTTAGAGTAGTAGAAGCAGACAACTATGGAGTCTATACTATAAACAACATAGACTATTTAGGAGTCGAATTTATGATTGAGGTAATAGCATGAGTTATATAGTAATGAGCGGAATTGATGTTGGTAAAAAACGATTTGAAGCTGGTAAGAAAGTCACTAAACAAGATTTGGGTAAATCATTCAAATGGTTGCTTGAACAGGGTATAGTGATTGATGAGAAAGATATGGAAAGAGCAAGAAATGATAAAGGTCATTTTGTTGCTGATGACCCAGCGACTCCAGAGAATGAGGCGTGGGTAAAGAAGGAAGAGGAATAATGCCTAAAGGTATGGGTTATGGCGGAGGCCGAAGTGGTTCAAGAAGAAGGCGAAGAAGAAGAAGGGGTAGTGGTAAAAGATAATGGCTTTTGTACATGGTAAAGGCACAAAGATATTTATAGATGCAACAGAATTTAGTTCATACTTAAATAATGTAGATGTCACAAAAACAGCTGATGTAGCTGAAACTACAAATTTTGGTTCTTCTGGAGCTAAAACATATATATCGGGAGAAGATGATGGAACGATTTCTCTTGCTGGATTTTTTGATGCAACTGCTGATGGTATTGTACAACCATTACTCAAAAATGGTACAGACTTCGATTTAGTTGTTGGTATTGATGGACTAGATACTGGAGATAGAACCCAGTTTGGTTCAGCTAACTTTACCAATTATGGTGTATCAAGCCCAGTAGGAGATGTCGTTGCAACTTCATTAGATGCTCAAGCAGATAATGGAGTCACAATAGGTCTTGTTTTAAATGCTGGTGCTTATACAACTACTGGAGTGCAGGGCACTGCTAATGACAACTCAGCGAGTTCGACTGGCGGTGGTGGTGCATTTCTAATTGTGACAAGTGTAAGTGGAACTTCTCCAACTGGAGATATAAAGATTCAGCATAGTGCTGATAATGTGACTTATGCAGACTTAATCACATTTACTCAAGCTACTGGTGCTACGAGTGAAATTAAGAAAATAGATGAAGGTACAACAATCAATAGGTATGTAAGAGTGCATAATACGATTGGTGGGTCTTCAACTCCTACAATAAATGCTATTGTGGGATTTGGAAGAAATAATTAAGGAGAAGGAATAAATGGCGTTTGTACATGGTAAAAATTCAGTTTTTAAATTAGATAATGCATCTGGTTCATTAACTGACATAAGTGCTTTTGTTAATAATGTTGATTTTCCAGAGACAGCTGATGTAGCTGAGACAAGCGTTCTAGGTGCATCTGCGAAAACATATTTGGTCGGTCTTACCGATTCAAATTTTAGTCTCAGCGGATTTTTTGATGCTACTGCTGATGCAATATTCGGAGCAGTCATAGGTCAAAGTGCTACTCTCTCTTTTGAATATAGCCCAGAAGGAACTGCTTCTGGAAAAATCAAATATACTGGCGAATGCATACTTACAAATTATGCATTGAGTTCTCCAGTAGGAGATGCGGTAGCGTACAGCTGTGATTTACAAGTTTCTGGTGCAGTCACAAGAGGTACTCACTAATAACAATTAAATAAAAGATAGAAGGGAGATACATGAAACGATTATCTGCTGATGATATTAAGAACTTACCTTCAGTTCCAGAAGAAGAAATTGAACTGGAAGAATGGGGATTCTCTGTAAAGATTCGTGGAATAAACAAAGCTATGCAAGTTCATTTGGGCAAGATGCTCAACAATGATGATGCTGATGCTTTTGATTACCAGAGAGAACTATTGAAGGTTTGTGTAATAGAACCAGAACTTGATGATGAGCTTATTGACCAGCTTTATGAAAAAGATTCAAAAGTAATTGATAAGATTTTCTTAAAAATAAATGAACTAAATGGTGTTGGGGGTTCTGCGGAAGCAGAGCAATTTTGAGACTGATTTAGATTTAACATTTAGATTTAAACTTGCTAGAGAACTAAGCATGACTGTTGGGGAGCTTATGACTACAATGAGCTCAATGGAATACAATCAATGGATTGCATTTTATAAATGGGAAACTGGAGAAATAAATAAAGCAAGAGCTTTAGCTGAAGCTGAAGCAAAGAAGAATAGGCAAAGATAATGGCGATAGCAGACATAGCAATTCAGATAGTCACTAAAGGTGCAGAACTAGCTAAAAATCAATTAAATAAATTAGGTGGCTCTGCTGACAAATCTGGAAAGATGATGGGCAAACTAGCTACTGCTGGAAAAGTAGCTGGTGTCGCTATCGGTGTAGCTTTAGTCAAAGGAATGACTAAGGCGACTCAAGAGTTTATATCATTCAATGACAAGATGACTCAGTCTCTTGCAATCATGGACACTACTGTTGAGCAACAAAAAGCAATGGAAGAACAAGCTCTTGCAGTATCAAGAGCAACAAGAATATCAGCTGAACAATCCGCAGAAGCATTTTTCTTCTTAGCATCTGCTGGTTTAAATGCAGAGCAGTCTATATCAGCTCTACCACAAGTCGCTAAGTTCGCACAAGCTGGTATGTTTGATATGGCTACTGCTACTGACTTAGCTACTGATGCTCAGTCTGCATTAGGAATGACTGTTGATGATGCACAACAGAACTTAGACAATCTTACAAGAGTGACTGATGTTCTTGTAAAAGCTAACACATTAGCAAATGCATCTGTACAACAATTCTCTGAAGCACTTACAAATAAAGCTGGTTCTGCTTTGAAAGTAGCTAACAAAGGTATCGAAGAAGGTGTTGCAGTCTTATCAGCTTTTGCAGATAGAGGTGTTAAAGGAGCTGAAGCTGGAGAAAAACTTAACCAGCTCTTAAGAGATATACCAAGAGCAACTGCAAAAAATAGTGAAGAGTTTGCAAAACTAGGTCTTAATATGTTTGATACAGAAGGCAATCTTAAGAATGTTGCTGACTTAATCGAAGAACTTGATGCTGTATTAGCACCAATGTCAGATGAATTGAAAGCATCTACATTAGACCAGTTAGGTTTGAATCGTGGTGTTGCTGATGCAGTTAAGATATTATCTGGTGCTGGAGATGAAATAAGAGCTTACGAACAAGCATTATCTGATTCTGGTCCT